TTGAGTCACCATCAACCTGCAGCCAGAACGCCTCCCCCTGAATGTGAGCATCTGATTCAAGCCAAAGGTCGATATCTTTAAGGGTGTACGGCTCAACAGCTTCGCACCATGCTCCTGCCTGCACCTTGCTTATAACTGGGTATTTATCACCTGGCTTGTAAGGGCCTTTGTAGTCATCGCCAAAAAGCAGCTCGGCAGGCGCAACCCCCAGCGCCTTAGCTATTACAGTTGCATCATCAACGCTAACGCTCCTGGTGCCTGATTCGTAATTCCCTATGCGTGACTGCGAGGCCCACCCGCAAAGCTCTGCGAGAGCCTTTTGTGACAGCCCTTTATCTTCGCGAAGTCGCTTAATGCGGCCCGCTATATCTTCGATTCTATTCATTCTCATTTTGTATCACGCGCCGTGTTAAAAAGCTTTACACGAATTGTGTTGATTAATAATCACGAATTGTGTTTAATGATGCTGAGTGACCATTCTTGAAAGGATCAGCATGAACAATATCGCCAACGAACGTAAGAAGCTTGGCATCACTCAATCAGAGTTAGCAGGTTCGTGCGGCTGGAACCAGTCCCGCCTTGCTAACTATGAAGCTGGCATACGAGCACCAGACCTGGATTCGTGCCGCCGCCTGGTTGACGCGATGAATAAGCTGGGGAGCAATACATCTCTCGATGCGTTGTTCCCACCAAAAAATAATGCCGCCTGATTGGCGGCCCTAACCACGAAAGGGAAAGCAATGCATTCACTTGCGTATCAACAGAGTACCGGACTTGAACAACGTCCGTTGATTTCGATTTATCAAAGTGTTCCGCGTAATAACCGTAAGCTAACTCGAATACGGGAGGCAGTTAAGGCCTGGCAAAAAGCTACGCCGGGCCAGTCTCAGGTTCACATTTCTCAGCTGGTTGCGAAAGAGTGGCTGGCGCGCGGCGGGAAGGGGTTGTTACTGGCAGGTTCTGAACACAACACGAAGCAGAACTTCTTCCGGATGATTAACGATCCGGGCCCGAAGAACGACAAGGGGTTGATGCTACTGATCCCCGTCATTATCGACGTGATGGCGCGGGATAACGAGAAAGTGGCGAGAGAGTTCGGTCTGGTCGCAAAGACTGAGGCCGAACTGATAGCCGAGGCCATGAAAGAGTGCACTGAAGCGCATCAGGCGAAGTTACTTGGTCAGCCGATACAACGCCTTGAGAAAGAGGTGAGAGAAGCTGCTGAAGCACTGCTGCGCTTCCTGCCAACTGAATCAATCGCTGCGGTGGTGACAAGTCTGGCCGCTATGGCGCCGGGAGTTATGTGATGGGTACTACCAAAAAAGCGAAAGCCCTTGAAGCGGTCACTTCAAAGGCCCTTATCACACTGTGTTACGCCAAGTAACGGGAGTAAGTATGTCAAAAACTCGCAAAAAGTACCAGGAAAAAGAGGAACGTCGCCATCCAGATTCACCAGATGGCCTGGTTGTCGCCGCCTCAAAAAACAGGGCGTTCGCTGAGCGCTTCGTTGGCATGGCAAGACTGGCACTGATTCAGGCAGGGGTGAAGCATGGGCGTCGTTAAGCATTTAGCAGACTACAGGCCGTCAGAATCGGTCGTGGAGCGTCAGGTGGCAGATCTTGATGATGGGTACACCCGCATCGCCAATGAGCTGCTGGAAGCTGTTATGGCTGCCGATTTGACGGCTCGTCAGCTGAAGGTTGTTCTGGCGGTTATTCGCAAAACCTACGGGTTTGGCAAGAAGTTTGACCGCATCACAAATACCCAGATCGCAATGATGACCGGCATTCATCATACGCACGTTTGCAAGGCAAAAAACGAGATGATCGCAATGAACATCATCGTTACAAATGGGCTAAATATTGGTGTTAACAAGGTCATTTCTGAGTGGAATTTTGAGGTTAGCCAAGTTAGCGAAACATTAGCCGATTCAGCTAATAAAACATTAGCTAACTTAGCTAATGGGTATAAGCCAACTCAGCTAAACACAAAAGAAACTATTCAAAAGAAAGAAAAGAAAGACAAAACACAGTCATCTGGAGATGACCGCGAGCCGCGTAAACCCGCAAAGCGAAAAGCTACAAACATTAACTACGGCGAATATCTGGAAGCCTACAACGAAATCGTGGGCGATCGCCTTCCTCATGCTGTAGAGGCCAATGCAGAGCGTAAACGTAAAATTCAGATGTTGGTTAACTCCCTGGCGACAAAAAACATTGACGGCTTCCGGGCTTACGTCAAAGCGTTTATGGCAGCTGCAAGACCTTTTCATTTCGGTGACAACGACCGTGACTGGGTGGCCAATTTTGATTACCTGTTGCGTCCGAAAGTTCTGGTTGCAATTCGCGAGGGAACGCTATGAGACAGGATATCGAAGCAAGCGTGATTGGTGGTCTGTTGTTAGGAGGACTTACCCCGGCGGCAAGCGACGTCCTCGCACGGGTGGACGCTGAGGCATTCACGATCCCTGTATACCGTAAAGCATTTGAGGTTATTCGTAAGCAGGCGCGCAACCGTAACCTGATTGATGCCCTGATGGTAGCGGAAGAGTGCGGCGATGAGCACGCTACTGACGTGATGATGACAGCAAGATCCTGTCCGAGTGCGGCAAACCTGTCTGGTTACGCCGACATGCTCAGCGATCAGTACCAGCGCCGCCAGTTCATCAGCGTTATGGACGAGCTTCGCGGCCCTGTGAGCAGTGGAACGCTGGATGGTGCATCTCAGGCTATGGATGAATTAATGCGCCGCCTGAGCGCCATCAGGAAGCCCAAAAGTGAAGTAATGCCTGTACGTCTCGGTGATGTGTTGGACGACTACAACGAGACGCTTGAGAAGCGTCTCAAAAACGGCGATGAGTCAGATACGCTCAAGACCGGGATCGAAGAGTTGGACAAAATCACCGGCGGAATGAACTCGGAAGACCTGGTAATTATCGCTGCACGGCCTGGCATGGGTAAGACTGAGCTGGCTTTGAAGATTGCTGAAGGCGTGGCAAGTCGAAAGATGCCAGGGACTGAAAGCCTACGCGGGGTGCTTATTTTCAGTATGGAAATGAGCAATCTTCAGATTGCCGAGAGAAGTATTGCTGGCAGGGAAAACATGTCTGTCAGTGTCCTGCGTAACCCTGCAAATATGGATGACGAGGGCTGGGCAAGGGTATTTAACGCCATTTGCCACCTGAAGGACCTTGACCTGTGGATGGTTGATGCGTCGAAGCTTACCGTTGAGGAGATACGCAGCATTGCCGAACGACACAAGCAGGAAAATCCCGCGCTTTCTCTGGTCATGGTCGACTACCTCGGCCTGATTGAGAAACCAAAGGCAGACCGTAACGACCTTGCCATAGCGCATATATCAGGGAGCCTGAAGGCAATGGCTAAGGATCTGAAGACTCCGGTGATCTCACTGAGCCAGCTTTCGAGAAAGGTCGAAGACAGACCAAACAAGAGGCCCAACAACTCAGACCTGCGTGACTCAGGAAGCATCGAGCAGGATGCGGACTGCATCATCATGCTCTACAGGGAAGCGGTTTACGACGAGCACAGCCCCGCGGCTAAACTGGCTGAAATCATCGTTACTAAGAACCGTTTCGGCTCTCTCGGAACTGTATACCAACGGTTCGTTAATGGTCACTTCATGCCATGTGATCAGGATGAGGCGCGAATGATATCTACCAGCAAACCAACTCAAGGCAAGAGATACGCGAAAGGGGCAAACGTATGACCATAACAATCCGTGGGCAGATTCTTGCAGCCCTGCGTAATAACCCGGGACTGAACAACGCCAAACTGGCAGCGCTTATCGGCATGGACACCAAAAAGATATCCGGGACGGTGAGCACGCTGCTGGCCGACGGGCTGATCAGCTGCGAAGGAAAATACGGCCAGCGCCTGTACAGCCTGACCAGCTACGGCATGCGCTTCGCCCCTGACACGATACCGGGCATGAAGCAGGGCAAGTCGAAATTAATTCAGCGGACGGACACAAACGTGATCTGCCAGGAATGCCGCAGCAGCGCGGCTATGAAGCGAGTATTGATGGTTTGGGGGAGGGTAGGGGTATGACAAACGTTAGCGCAGTAGAAAAAATGGCTGAATTAATGCAGCAGATGGAAGAGAACTCGCCGCGAGTAGTTGCTCTCCAGTATTGCCTGACACAGGTTGCGGAAAAAGTCGAAGAAGCAGAAAAGCGCAATGCGGAACTCGAAGCCAGATGCGCGGCGCTGGCTGCGGAGAATGCGGGGCTGAAGTCAGCGATTGAAAAGCATGCTGACAGTTACATCATGTGCGGATATTGCCGAACTGAGCGCGATGGCAAGAACGACGATGTTTGTGAAGTACTTGATTCAACCCCAGCTACCGACGCTTTCCTGGCTGAAGTGCGGGCGCAGGGTGTTGAGATGTTTGCTGCACATAAGCGAGAACGACAGCAGGCTCTGCGACGCCGAAGCATGAGGATGTCTGAAGAGGCTGCTGGCATGGCCGCTGATGCTGAGAACTTCGCCGACGAGCTTCACAAAGGAATGCAGTCATGAGCCACATCGACAAACGCGCATTACGTGACGCCGCCGAAAAACATGGAGATGACGACATTCTGGCACTGCTGGATGAGCTGGAAGCCAAAGACAACAGAATCAATCGACTCGAAGCCATTGTTGCTGTTGCAGAGCAGCGTAACGCCCTAATGCGTGAGTGGAAACGCGTCTTGAGAGTACCCTGCGACCTCATTGATGACCAGGTGCCGGTGGTTATTCATAGCATGGTTATTCGCCTTGAGAGGCTCAAAGAGGCTGAAGCAAAGCTGGAAGCCGCAGAGAAGCGGATTGCTGAGCTTGAAGAGCTGGAGGAACTATTTCTGCGCGCAAAAGCTCTGATGCACCAATCAGGTGGCACGCCAATCGAAAACTCGCTTAATCCGGTAGATGCATGGCTGTATGACGCAGAACACGCCGCAGCAAGCAAAGGAGCAGCATCATGATTACCCTTACCAAAGAATGGCTCCTGAAGACAATCGCGGAGCTTGAAGAAGAGCGCGATGCAACTCCAGGCGCAGTAAACGAAGATGCGGTGATGGCGCTTGAGGCGATGAAGCTGGCGCTGGCATCGCTCGAAGCGGAGCCAGCGATTAGCATTAACATCAAGGATGGATGGCCAGAGCCTAACTCAGCAACCCCTGTGGTGGGCGTTGAAAGATTGTCTGATGGTGTCCACGAGCTTTACACCGCCCCGCCAGCGCCGACAGTGCCGGATAAAATTACATCGGCCAATGCGCCTGAAGTTTTCGAGATTGCTGCTGAAGCTGAACGTCTTGGATTACGGGGTGCCTATGCATCATACGCTGTTGGTTGGAACGCCTGCCGCGCCGCCATGCTTCAGAATGGTAACTCTCCAGCGCAATCCGATTGCTGTCCGGAGCAAAACTACATCGCTCCGGCGCAAGACGGCGACTCTCCGGTGATTCCGGATGGTTGGATTCCAGTAAGCGAGCGGATGCCAGGCTCACAAGAGTGGGTAATCGTGTTCGCTAAATGGGATAATCAGCAGGTCTTGTGCTGGGATGATGTGGCAAATCGCTGGACAGATTTTGAAGACCAATCCTACTACGCCGATATGTTCACCCACTGGATGCCGCTGCCAGCAGCACCGCAGCAGGAGGCATGATGTACGACAATTACACCATCAACCGCTGCGACGCCATGGAGTGGCTTGCAGGGCATTACCCAACCTTCCCGGACAGGATGCCAGATGTGCCGCTTAAGGCCGACTGGTGTAGCGCCAGCCTGTTCAGAGGGTGGAGTTTCGTTATCTTGCTCGATGGTTCACTGGTCTTTGCTGACTGCCTGTCACCTCCCATCCGGGCAGAAGACATGGCTGGCTTCAAACTGCCTGAGTTGACATAGCTACCATACAAGCGATATGGGAATCCCCATATCGAGAGCCATGGCCTCTTCGGAGGCCTTTTTCTTTAGTTGATTTTGTTGAATCAACCGTCCATACTTTCTTTGCTGACGGCCTGAACACCCGTCAGTGACTTCTGCGCATTTAAGGGGACTTAAATGCGACCACAATCTGAACTCCTCGCCTTGTCACAGATGCAGAAATGCACCTGCGATTTTCTGCATTCTGCGGTTTCCGTTAAGGAGGCCGCATGACTCTGCCAGTAGACGGTATCAAACTCCATCGTGGCAACTTCGCGGCCATCGGCCAGCAGATTCAGCCGTTGCTGGATGCCGGGCAATGTTTCCGCCTGCAAGTCAAACCGTGGCGCGAGAAGCGCAGCCTGTCTCAAAACGCACTCTTTCATCTTTGGATGGGAGAAATCAGCGAATACCTCATCAAATCCGGGCGTACCGACGCAACGCCGGAATGGGTTAAGCGCAACCTCAAAAAGACGTACCTCGGCTGCGAAGAAGTCACCTATACCGACTTCATTACCGGTGCGAAAGAAACATCATGGGAGCCTCGACACACCTCCCTCCTCGACACTGGAGAGATGCATATCTTCATGTGCAAGGTCGAAGCCTGGTGCGCCCAGTTCGGCCTGGCGCTGACTATCCCCAGCGGCTGCGAATTCCAGCAGCTGCGCGATAAGCAGGAGGCCTGATGTCTACTCCACTTTCCCGCGTCATCTCAAACGAAATATTCCGCGTTCCGGCGCGCCGCCAGCGTAAGCCAGCGGTTAAGCCGTCCGACATCCCGACAATGAAAGGCTACACCGCCCGCCTGGTGGATCAGAAATGGCTGCGTCTCGCGGCGAGGAGAAAATCCGCATGAGCATGTATCAACGCATTAATGGCGCTGACTGGCGCAATATCTTCGTCGTCGGGGATCTGCATGGGTGCTACACGCTGCTGATGAATGAGCTCGAAAAAGTTTCGTTCGACCCTGCGTGTGATTTGCTGATTTCGGTTGGAGACCTTGTTGACCGCGGCGCGGAAAACGTCGAGTGCCTGGAACTGATTACTATGCCGTGGTTCCGGGCTGTGCGCGGAAACCATGAGCAGATGATGATTGATGGCCTTTCGGAGTTTGGAAACGTCGTTCACTGGTTGGCAAATGGTGGCGGATGGTTCTTCAATCTCGACTATGACAAAGAGGTGCTGGCTAAGGCTTTGGTCCACAAAACGGCTGATCTGCCACTCGTCATCGAACTGGTTACCGGCGATAAGAAGGTCGTCATATGCCACGCTGACTATCCGCACAACGAATACGCATTCGATAAGCCAGTACCAGAAGAAATGGTGATCTGGAACCGCGAGCGGGTTAGCGACGCTCTGGACGGCATTGTCTCGCCGATAGCCGGTGCTGATCTGTTTATCTTCGGACACACCCCAGCGCGCCAGCCCCTGAAGTATGCCAACCAGATGTACATCGACACCGGTGCCGTGTTCTGCGGAACACTCACGCTGGTACAGGTCCAAGGTGGTGCCCATGTGTAAAACCTACCGCAGCAAGAAGTGGCTCGCCGCAGTCGGCCAGATTGAGCAATGCGTCCTTTGCGGAGCGTGGGGCGTACAGGTGGCGCACCGCAATGAAGGTAAGGGAATTGGCATGAAGACTGACGACTGCGCCACCGCCGCTATCTGTGTCACCTGCCATTCTGAGATTGATAACGGGAAGGGGCTGAGCCGCGACGAACGCCGCCAGTTAATGGATCGAGCCATTGTCTTGACCGTTATCCAGATCGCCCGTCGTGGCCTGGTGGTGCCCGCATGAATATTTACGATATCACGCCGGTCAGCAAACCCCGCATGACACAACGAGATCGCTGGCATAAAAGACCTGCGACGGCGGCATATTGGGCTTTCAAAGCCGAAGTGCGCCTGCTTGGAATCAGCATTCCTGAATCCGGTTATCACATCACCTTCATCATTCCCATGCCAAAAAGCTGGAGTCAGAAGAAGCGCGCGCAACTTAACGGCCAGGCTCATCAGCAGAAACCGGATAAAGACAACCTGGAAAAGGCGCTACTCGATGCAATTTTCGACGACGACAGCCGCGTCTGGGATGGTCGGGTGACAAAACTTTGGGGAGAGAAGGGACAGATCATTATTGGGGAGTGCGCGCCGTGACCAGAGACGAGATAACCCGGTACCAGGCGGAAAGCGTTAAGCGCGCCAGCATGCCGCCAGTAGCAAAGCACAGCCAGACCAAAACAAACCAGCCACAGAAGGATGCCGCATGAACAGTCAGCAACTGGAATACGTACGTCAGCAGCTCATTGTGGCGACCGCAGATTTAAGCGGGGCGACGAAAGGGCAACTGGTAGCTTTCGCCGAGAACGCGCAATTCACCGCGACGGCGCGCAGCCGGGGACGAAAGAAAATCACCGACCCGGTCACCGGCCGTAAAGTTAACCCGGACGGCCCGGCGATGAGCGGCAGTCAGTCCCGCGCCAAAGGCTCATCCATCGCGCTGGTGGGGCCGGTAGAGTTCGTGACCGCATCGTGGCGCCGCGCTGTGCTGTCCCTAGAAGACCATCAGAAAGCCTGGCTGCTGTGGAACTACAGCGAGAACGTTAGCTTTGAGCACCAGGTGGCGATCACCCGATGGGCGTGGGCAGAGTTCCGGGAACAGCTCGGCACGAAGAAAGTGGCCGGCAAGACGATGGAGCGCCTGAAGAAACTTATCTGGCTGGCGGCTCAGGACGTGAAAGCGGAGCTTTCAGGTCGCGATACGTACGAATATCAGGCGCTGGCGGAGCTGGTTGGCGTAACACCAAAGAACTGGTCAGAGACGTTTACGGACCGCTGGGTTGAGATGCGTCGCATCTTCCTGCGCCTGGACAGCGGAGCTTTGTTGCAGGTTACGCGATCACGTTCACAACAAAAGGCGACAAATTTCGACAGAAGTCTTGCAAAACTGGATTGAAACGCATATATTTCATGTAAATCTGATATCGTCGCCATAGCTTCGTAGGTCGACAAAAAATTACAAGCCTCGCCATCGTGCGGGGCTTTTTCGTTTCAGGGTCAGAAGCACAGCGGTTGTGCGTTCGGCTGTTAACCGAATGGTCGAAGGTTCGAATCCTTCCTGTCCCGCCAATTCTGCATCTGTCGTAGTTTGGGAATTACGTCTGGCTTCCAACCAGAAGATGCGGGTTCGATCCCCGCCAGATGCTCCAAATTCGCCGGTCTAGTTCAGTGGCAGAACGGCAGCCTTGTAAGCTGCGCGTCAGAGGTTCGATTCCTTTGCCCGGCACCAGAACCCACTACCTGGGACCCTTCGGCCAGAGAGTCGACATTGCCTTACCCTCACATTGCCAGCCTGTCGCTGGCTTTTTTATTTTCAGGCCCCGGGAACCATCCTCGACATGCCTTGTTGTTAAACCGTCCCGAGGGCCTGAACCAACTACACACGGAATAAATATGTCTGAGACCTTCACTATCGTAGGCGTTGGTCTTACATCGTCATCAGTCGGTGTAACCTTTGCCACGCTGTTTCCGGAGGCGACTCCAGCAGTGATGCTCGGATCACTCGCCGGAACTGCGCTATACGTTCTGACCTCAGATCCCCATCAACTCTGGAAGCAGGCTATCTTTGCGCTGATATCGTTTATCAGTGGCGTGTTCTTCTCCGTACCCATGGCGAAAATCATGGCCGGAATCATCAACACGCCGTTAAGCCTGATGAAGCCACCGGCCAGCATTGAGGTATCGCCAGCTGTCGGTGCAATTGTCACTGCTTCCATTTCCGTGGCAGTCCTGCTGCGTATTCTCCGCAAATCCAAAAGCGGGAAGATGCCGGGGCTGGGGGAGGAAGATAAATGACATGGCAGCTTCTTCTGATGGATGCAAACGCCATAGTTTGCCTGTTAATCATGGTCAGGCTGATGTTTTTCCGGAAAGAGGGAAAGCGTCATCGCCTGAGTGTCGCGGTGCTGGCCTATCTGGTCATTCTTGCCGCCGGATTCAACGCCTTCAACATTCTGCTCGGACACTACGTACAGGTTAACCTCGGCGATTTGCTGCTTAACTCCGTCATCTGCATGGCGGTGTGGCTGGCACGCGGGAACCTGGCGAAGGTCGTCATTACGGAATAGCCATGACCAAAGACGATATCTTTAACACCATCCTCGGCAAAGAGGGCGGTTATGTTGATCACCCGAATGATAAGGGCGGACCAACGAACTGGGGAATTACTCAGGCAACTGCCCGCGCGCATGGTTATACCGGGGATATGCGAAACCTTACACGTGAGCAGGCTCTGGCGATCCTTGAGTCTGATTACTGGTATGGACCGCGCTTTGACCAGGTGGCAGAAGTATCCCCTTCTATTGCCGCCGAACTTTGCGATACCGGTGTGAACATGGGGCCATCAGTGCCGGTTAAATGGTTCCAGCGCTGGCTGAGCGTGTTCAACACTCAAGGCATACTCTACCCAGACCTGATTGCAGATGGGGTTATTGGCCCCCGAACTATCAGCGCATTGAAAAGCTATCTTGCTCGACGTGGAGATGAGGGAGAAATCGTATTGCTTCGGGCACTGAACTGTAGCCAGGGCCAGCGTTATCTTGAGCTGGCAGAACAGCGGCCGGCTAACGAATCATTCGTTTATGGCTGGATGCGCGAGCGGGTGAGCCTATGATGACACTCAAATCTGTACTGGCGGCAATCGGGGTTGCGATCCTGATGGTGCTTGGTGCCTTTGGTCTGGGTCGTTTTCGCGGGCGTGAAGAGGCTGAAGAAAAAGCCGATCAGCAGCGCACAGAAGAAAAGGCCTCGGCCATTGAGTCGGCAGCCGAACGCCGGGTAGAAGCAACGAAAGAGGCCAGCAATGTACAGCAGAATGTTAACCGCATGCCTGATGACGATGTTGATCGCGAGCTGCGTGACACGTGGAAGCGTCCCGGTGGTGGTTGATACAGCCTGTGATTGGGTAAACCCAATCTACCTTACTGATCACGATATTGATGTTCTTGACCGCCAGACGAAACGCGACATCCTGGCGCATAACAAAGCGTGGCAGGCAAACTGCCAGAAAACAAAAGAATCGGGGGCAAAGTGACGAAAACCAACCAGTGCAGTGAAGGTTTCGACAATCCATCCAGGTTCCGTGAGGAATGGGATAAGCAGACCCAGGTGAAATAGCGCAATGGGTACTTTAATCAAGGGCTGGAAAGTAATGCTCCTGACCAAGGAAGGTTACGATTCTGGAAAGGTACCTGAGCAGGTCGGCTGGCAGAGCAGCAATGAGCCAGACATTCGCGATGGGGTGCTGATTATTAAAAATGGACTGGACACCCACGGCGTACCGCTCAACATCATTCACGGCTTCAGCATCGAAGCTGTAAAAGCTGAATGACATTACAGAAGCTCTTCACTGAGGGGCTTCGATAATGATCTGTGTAACCCCGCAAGGATGGTGATCACATCTTGCTGACGGGTAAGCCGTAAGTGGCTAAGCACTTCTGAGAAGCAGGGCAACAGCTGCGACAAGGCAAAGAGGTAATCATGTCCGACATCTACCAAATCACCCTAACCACCCAAACAGGCGAAACCTTCACGGGCAAGATGTCACGACGTCAGCCAGAGCTGGTTAACGGCTTTGTGCCGCTGGCGACCGAGACGGGCGAGTGGCTTTACTTCGCTCCGGCTGATGTAAAGCGCGTGCAGTTCACGCCGGTACCGGCAGAGGGCGAAACCGAGGAAAGTGCATCATGACAACGATAATAGGGCCTATCACTTTAACTCTTGATATGAGAGAGCAGGTTGCGCGCTCTCGCGAAGTGCTTGAAGAATTGCAGCGTCGAGTGAGTGAGCTTAGCCCTAGAATTTCAGAGGAGGACGCGCTGCGCATTCTACTCCTCGATATGACCTTTGATTACCTGAAGTCTAAGAGCAAGGCAGAACAAACAACGGAGTAACCCATGGGCAAAACAGTAACATTCACCTCAAAAGTATCTCTTCGTCCATACATGAAGCCGATCCTGATGCTGTCAGCTTTACTTCATTGGGACTGGCTGACTAACAAGTGCTTCAAAATCGAAACCGTAACCAGCGATACGGTGCAGCTTTAAGCGGAGTAACCCATGGCTAACGATGACGAGCGCAGGCCATATCCGCCAGTTAACTTCATCGACTCCGAGAGCTGGCAGCCATACACCCGGCTCATTCCCGCCAATGAAGTGCATGAGTGGATAAACCGCCAAATCCTCAGCGATACCGGAAGCATCCATAACCCAGACCACGAACACCTGTTTGAGGCTGACCTCTGCTTCATGTGGGCGTCTGACTCGTTCGCGAAAAAAGGCCGCTATGTGCTCGGTCAGGCCGAACAGGTAATGCTCCGCGCCGGTGGCTGGCAGAAAGCCAGAATGGAACAGCAGATGTATGAATGGTTCGGGCGCATCCCGAAGTTCATCATCACCCTGGCGGCAGATTACTGCTCACAATGCAGTGACCTCGAGTTCTGCGCACTGGTAGAGCATGAGCTTTACCACATCGCACAGGCCACCGATGATTTCGGAGCGCCTAAGTTCAACAAAGAGACCGGGCAGCCAGTGCTCACACTGCGCGGCCATGATGTCGAAGAATTCACTGGTGTCGTACGTCGATACGGTGCCAGCAAAGAAGTACAGGAGCTCGTTGATGCGGCCAATGCGCCAGCGGAAGTGGCTCACATCGATATAGCCAGGTCATGCGGGACGTGCATGTTGAAGCTGGCATAGACTTTATTAGGATTGTCATGGAGGTAACCGATGGCAGCATTATCGACAGAGGTCAAAGCCTTCATCGTTCAATCGCTAGCCTGCTACGAGACCCCGGTAAAAGTCATTGAGCTTGTAAAGGCTGAATACGGCATCGAGGTCTCACGGCAGCAGGTGTCGCAATATACGCCCGGCAACGCAATGGCGGCCAAGTTGAGCCAGAAGTGGATTGACCTGTTCAACGCCACCCGTAAACGATTCCAGAATGAGATCGCCGACATCCCGATCGCAAATAAAGCGTACCGTTTGCGCGTTCTCGACCGAATGGCGACCAATGCTGAAAAGATGAAGAACTACGGCATGACCTCTCAACTTATCGAGCAGGCCGCCAAAGAAATGGGCGATGCCTACACCAATCGCCAGAAAGTCGAGCATACAAGCCCTGATGGCAGCATGACTCCGCAGCCGACAATCATCCAGCTACTACCCGTTGAGCCGAAAGCATGAGTAACGCCGTTCAACTGCCGATCCCCGCGAAGCTTGCGCCGCTGTTCACTGCCGTGAATAAGCGCTACCGGTGCTCGCATGGTGGGCGTGGCAGTGCCAAGACGCGCACTTTTGCGCTGATGACAGCCGTAAAGGCGTATCAGTCGATGATGAACGGAGAAAGCGGAGTGGTGCTCTGCGCGCGTGAATTCATGAACTCTCTGGAAGAGTCGAGCATGCAGGAGGTGAAACAGGCGATACTGTCTGTTCCATGGCTGGCTTCCAACTTTGATATCGGCGAGAAGTACATCCGCACCATTGACAAGAGCGTTAATTACGTGTTCTGCGGTCTGCGGCACAACCTAGACAGCATCAAGTCGAAAGCGCGCATCCTACTTTGCTGGGTTGATGAGGCTGAATCAGTCAGCGAAATAGCCTGGCAGAAGCTGAGCCCGACCGTTCGTGAAGAAGGATCAGAGATTTGGGTAACGTGGAACCCGGAGCGCGACGGTAGCGCCACGGATAAGAGGTTCCGTAAAGAAGCCGGCGACGACTGCATCACCGTTGAGATGAACTACACGGATAACCCCTGGTTCCCTGACGTGCTGGAAGGTGAGCGACAGAACGATCAGCGCCGTCTTGACCCGGCAACATACGCGTGGGTTTGGGAAGGTGCTTACCTCGAAAACTCTGATAAGCAGGTGTTGGCCGGTAAATACCGGATCGCTGAGTTCTCGGACCAACTATGGAAAGAGGCCGATCGCTTGTTCTTCGGTGCTGACTTCGGTTTCGCTAAAGACCCCAACACGCTAGTTCGCTCGTTCATCCTGCACAACCGGCTGTATATCGAGTACGAGGCATACGGGCAGCAGACAGAGCTAGACCACATGCCAGAGCTTTACGACACGATTCCGGGGGCGCGAGACTGGCCCATTAAAGCCGATTCAGCACGACCTGAGACAATCAGCTATCTCAAACGGCAGGGCTTCAATATCTCAGCCGCCGAGAAATGGCAGGGGAGCGTAGAGGACGGAATAGCGCATCTTCGCGGATTCGACGAAATCATTATCCATCCGCGTTGCAAAAACGTAGCGCGTGAGGCCCGTATGTGGTCGTACAAAACAGACCGCATCACTGGCGAGGTATTGCCGAAACTGGCAGACGGTTTCGAACACTGCTGGGATGCCATTCGGTACAGCCTTGACGGACACATTAAACGTAAGAGCCAGATGGCCGGGATGATGATCCCAAAACGGCTACGATAATTTGTACGAATACCAAGCGAAGCCATAATTAAACTCCCGTCATCTGATTCGGAGGTTTTATGCATAGCTTTGAGCACTTGATTGCAGAAATAAGAGAAGAGTTAAGGATTAGAGGGCTTGAGCATTCATCGCTAATTTTTACTAAGCTTGCTCAGCAATACGCCCCTTACTACCAATCATTCGAACCTGAAAGAAAAGAGGCGTTACTGATAAAGCTTAAGGCGCTTGAGAGAAGCGTAGGGCTACAGAAACCATTTGACTGGGAATCAGCCCTCTCAACGAAAAAAGAATAGGTCGCTCAGGCGGCCTTTTTTATTGCCATAAATCCACCAACGGACAAACCATGACTGACAAATTAACTCTCGCCGTCAACCATGCGTTGAACGATGCGCGGATGGCGCGCGCCCGTATGGGGTTGTTGGCACCGACTATGGGCCTGGATAACAAGCGCAACGCTGCATGGTGTGAATACGGATTCAAAGAAGAATTAACCTTTGATGATCTCTATAAGCTCTATCGCCGCGGGGGTATTGCTCACGGTGCTGTAGAGAAAATTGCCGGGAAATGCTGGCAGACAAACCCTGAGATAATCGAAGGGGATGCTTCTGACGAAACGCGCCAGGAAACCGCGTGGGAGAAAAAGACTAAGCAGGTTTTCACTAATCGCCTTTGGCGCTCGTTCTTCGATGCTGACCGCCGCCGTTTAGTAGGCCGGTATGCAGGTATTTTGTTGCACATCCGCGATAACAAAGCATGGAACCTTGAGGCGACTAAAGGACGTGGCCTGGAAAAGGTGACCGTTGCCTGGGCTGGCTCGCTAACTGTCAGTGAATGGGATACAGGGCTGAACTCTAAGACCTACGGCCAGCCGAAGATGTGGCAGTACACTGAGCGGTTGCCTAATGGCTCAACACGCCGAGTGGACATTCATCCCGACCGCGTTTTCATCCTTGGTGACTATACCGACGACGCAATTGGCTTTCTTGAGCCAGCCTATAACGCGTTTGTCAGCCTGGAGAAGGTTGAAGGTGGCTCCGGTGAGTCGTTCCTGAAGAATGCTGCTCGCCAGCTCAATGTTAACTTCGATAAAGAAATCGACTTTAACAATCTGGCTTCGCTCTACGGCGTCACGGTTACCGAGCTGCAAGATAAGTTCAACGAAGTTGCCGGGGAGATTAACCGCGGCAATGACGTACTGATGACGACCCAGGGCGCATCAGTTACTCCGCTAGTGACATCGGTAGCAGACCCCTCAGGGACGTATGACGTAAACCTGCAGACAGCTGCAGCTGGCGTTGATATCCCAACGCGAATCCTGGTTGGTAACCAGCAGGCAGAACGTTCAAGCACCGAAGACCAGAAGTACATGAATTCCCGCTGTCAGACGCGGCGCGGAGACCTCTCTTTCGAAATAGAGGACTTTTGCGACAAGCTTATCGAATTGCAGATCGTCGACTCGGTCAGCCAGAAGACTGTTATCTGGGATGACCTGAACGAACAGACCGGTACGGAGAAGCTCACTAACGCCAAGACCATGGGTGAGATTAACCAGACCATGCTGGGCGGCGGCGAAAATCCCGCGTTTAGTCGTGAAGAAATTCGCACTGCAGCTGGTTATGACAACGATGAGGAAGAACCGTTAGGAGAAGAGGATGGCAACGAAGAAGACGAAGCCGCCGATTCTACCGCGTAACTATCAGGACCCGACCGGAGCCGATGCGCTGGAACGCCGGGCAATGAAAGACTTCGCCAGGCGCATGAATAAGATTGGCAAGGCGTACAAATCAGCACTCGAAAAAATACCTTCCTCCCTCGCTGTAAACGCCAGATACGAATACCAGCTAAACCCGACAATTCTTTCCATCATCCTGAATGACGCCAGTTACCTGGTGGATCAGGTGCTGCTTGAGGGTGGCGATTATGACCTGTGGTTTTATGAGTATGTTGACTTAGCAGCTGAGAAAGGAACTGGTCAGGCATACGCAAACCTGAGTCAGCAATCGCCGGTGTACGCGGCTGGTAGAGAATCACTATCTGCAATCCTTATTAGCGAGCCATATCAACGCAGAATGGCCTTGGTAAACGCGCGAATGTTCGAAGAGATGAAAGGCCTGTCTGCTGAGGTTAAGCGTGATATGGCAAGGGTGCTTACTGATGGCATCGGTAGAGGACTCAATCCGCGTGAAGTATCCCGCAATCTCACGGAGCAGACCGGCATAGATAAGCGACGTGCTAATCGCATAGCCAGAACAGAAATCACTACAGCTCTTCGCCGTGCTAAATGGGAAGAGGACCAGGAAGCCGGTGAGCTCTATGGGCTTAAAACAAAACTTCTTCATATCTCTGCACTGTCACCGACAACCAGGCACACACATGCCGCCAGGCACGCACACCTCTACACAAATGAGGAGGTTCGCGACTGGTATGCGAAGGATGCCAACAGCATTAACTGCAAATGTACTCAGCAGTCAGTGTTGGTCGATGAAGAGGGCAAGCCGATTTATCCGGACACCATCACCAAACTCAAACAGGAATACAAAACGATGCAGGCGCGCGGTTACGCCTGGGCGGAGAAATAACTATGCCTATGCAGGTCAACATCACCACGAAGGTGAACAGCCAGTCCATCCGGCGCGAAACATACAACGGGCGTGAGCACCTGGTGCTGCCAAGTTACACACTTCCGGCGAACGTCGTCATGAATGGCGGCTTGTACACGCAGGAAGAAATAGATGCCCACTACCAAGGGCTTGAAGGAACTCTGGCGCCGCTGGGACATCCGCAGGTTAACGGCCAGTTTGTATCCGCTTTCTCACCGGAGGGCATCAATGCCGGCCATATCGGCGCGTGGAACCGCAACGTTAAGAAGTCCGGTAATCGCATCTATCTCGAAAAGTGGGTCGATGTGGCCCGCGCTGAAGAGTCTCAAGGTGGTAAGGAGCTTCTTGATCGTGTCGCCGCTATTGAGCGCGGTGAAGATGTACCGCCGATTCATACCAGCGTTGCGGCATTTCTCGATCAGTTGGAACCGAACGAGCAGCAGCGCGCAACAGGTGCCGACTGGGTGGCGAAGATTCACAGCATGGACCATGACGCGATTCTCCTATACGAGGTAGGGGCCGCCACCCCTGAGCAGGGTGTTGGCCTGATGGTTAACGCTGACATGGCGCAGCCGCTAAAAGCTAATTCTGGCGCGCTGGTTGGCGAATCATACCGGGAGCGCGAGCAGCGCCTTGATCGGGCAGCCAAAGCTAAGTTTGCAGCCGGCCAGGATGAATATGCATGGGTTGCTGATTTTACTGACTCACAGGCGGTGATTATCCGCAACGGCGGTACCGCTGAGGTGTTTGGCTATAAGTCGGATGGTGGAGTAATCACCTTCGACGATAACGGCACCGCAGTAGCGCGTCAGGAGTCGTGGGTGGCCGTCGTCGCTAACAAACTCAAATCACTATTCACACCGCAGGAACAGCCTGCACCAAACCACAAAACGGAGGGCGACATGCCTTTAACCAAAGAAGAACTGGAACAAATCGGCAGCATGATCGGCCAGGCTGTTGCGACCAATACCAAAGAGGCGCTGCAGCCTATCGCGGAAAAGGTTGATGCGCTGCAGGCCAATCAGCAGCAGCTTGCTGAAACACTGACCGCGAACTCCCGCGCGGAAGAGAAAACGAAACGTGAAGCGGTGGCAAAAGTTCACGGCGATATTGTGGCTAACGCCCTGTCTGGCGAAGCTCTGGACGCAATGTTCAAGTCGCTGGGCGAAGCTGCTCCGCTGGGCACTAACTCTGCGCAACAGCAGAAAGAAACCGGTGCGCCGAACCCTGACGAATACTTCAAGAAATAAGGATCCAGACTAATGGCACGTTATCGCCGCGTTAATATCGACGGTCAGTCTCTGTACAAGACCGAAACCCGCGCCGCCGCCGCAGCACTGCTTCCCGGTACGGCTGCTGTTATCAATGGCGACAATCAGTTTGCGCAGGCAACCGCGCTTACTGGTCGCATCTACATCATCGACGTGGCCTACCATCAGGGCTTGAATATCACAGAAGCGGTTCCCGCTGGTGATTCCGCTGTAGGCAACTACGTCGAAGAAGGCCGCGAGCTGGCGCTGCTCTGCGTCGCCGGAACCTACGCCAAAGACGACCCGATCAAGCTTGGCGCAGATGGTAAGTTCACGAAGGCAACGGCGGATACCGATTCGGTGATCGGCTACAGCCAGGATGATGCAACCATTGCCGCCAGCACTACCGATTTCATCCGCGTGCGCATGCGCGTTGGCACTGTGGCTGCACCGGCAACCGGCGGCGGCGAGTAAAGGAGAGCAAGAATGTATTTTACCCCCGAAACACTGGCTGCTAACAGCCGACTGCGCGGGCACTGGAATGAGCTGTGGGCCAACCGCAACATCTTCAACCATCATCAAGACATGATGGTTAACTCATATCGCCAGAGCATGACCCCGGAAATGCTGGCAGCTAACGCTGTAGGTGGCTTCGCCCGTGAGTTCTGGGCCGAGATTGACCGCCAGATTATCCAGATGCGCGATCAGGAAATTGGCATGGAAATCGTCAATGACCTGATGGGCGTGCAGACTGTGCTGCCTATCGGAAAAACCGCGAAGCTGTATAACGTGTCTGGCGATATCGCTGATGACGTTTCTATCAGCATCGATGGCCAGGCGTCGTATTCCTTCGACCACACGAACTTCGGTTCTGATGGCGACCCGATCCCGGTATTTACTGCCGGTTACGGCGTCAACTGGCGTCATGCTGCTGGCCTGAACACTGTTGGTATCGATCTGGTGCTGGAGTCTCAGTCCGCGAAGATGCGCAAATTCCACAAGAAGCGCGTCAACTTCTATCTGAACGGCGACTCCAGCATTGTTGTTGATGGCCTCCCAGCTCAGGGAATGAAAAACCACCGCAATACGCAGAAGATCAACCTGGGCAGCGGGGCGGGCGGCGCCAATATCGATCTCACCACCGCAACCCCGGCTCAGTTGCTGGCCTTCTTCGGCCCGACCGGACCGTTCGGCCTGACGGCTCGCCGCAACAAAGTTACCGCTTACGACAAGTTGTGGGTCAGCCCGGAAGTGTGGGCAAACATGGCGAAGCCGTATCTGGTAGACATCAACACCGGCACCAATGCCCTGTTGAGCGGAACCGTTCTGGATGCGATCAGCAAGTTCATTCCTGCGAAGTCCATCCAGATGTCCTACGCGCTGTCTGGCAATGAGTTCCTCGCCTATGAGCGTCGCCAGGACGTAATCTCCCCGCTGGTCGGCATGGCCGTCGGCGTTGTCCCTCTGCCACGCCCGATGCCGCAGAGCAACTACAACTTCCAGATCATGTCTGCTGAAGGCTTGCAGATTAAGAAAGACGGCGAAGGCCTGTCCGGCGTGGTCTACGCCGCCAACCTGGCATAAGGAGAGCGACATGGCTAAATACCAGGTAATCAAAGCATGGCATGGCGTGAGCGTCGGTGATGTGGTTGAAATTGAGAAACTGCATCCGTCGCTGAAGCCTCATGTGATTAAGCTCTCTGATGCGGCTTTAACACCGGCGACGCCAGAGGCTGGCACGGATGTGAAATCCCGAAAAGAGATTATCGCAGCGCGCCTGACTGAACTGGGCATCGAGTTTAAAGGCAATCTGGGAGCTGAAAAGCTCAGTGAGCTGTTGCCGGATGGCGAACTCGAAAAGCTTTTCCCTGCTGAATAACAGCCGCCGCTAAGGCGGTTTTTTTATGCCCCGCTCCGGCGGGGTTATTTCAGGAGACTATATGAACCAGGAAGATATTAATCAACCACTGCCATATTCGCAGTTTTCTGAGATTTCATCGTTGAGCGTCACCAATGAGATCAGTCTGGCGATATCCAGCACCGCCGAACTGGTTAAAGACTCGTCGAGCGTGGAACGGCTGATTCTCCTGAAGCATCTTCGCGCGCTTTGCGAACTGCAACTCAATAAATTATCAGGGCTGGAATAGCTATGGTAACGCTGGAGAAGGCCAAAGAGTATTTGCAGAGCCAGGGAATAAATCTTCCTGACTTCATGCTTCAGGCGTTAGTGGACGATGTTAACAGCATTCAGGAATGCCTCGATGCGCATTACCAGGCATCAAAGGCGCTGGCAATCCAGATGTATTTGCTCGCATTGATGGGCCTGGCGCAAGGCGACAAGTATATCAGCTCACAGACTGGCCCTAATGGTGCATCTCGTTCATTCCGTTTTCAGTCGTTTCCGGATCGCTGGAAAGGGGCGCTGGCACTGTTGCGCGTCACCGATAAACACGGCTGCGCTAATGACCTCATCCCTCCAGACCCGACCAATACAGCTTTTGCTGGCATATGGATTGCCAGGGGTGGATGCATGTGTGGCGGGGGGCGGTGATGGGGTGGATATCGGTTAAGAAGCGGCTGCCGGAGCCTTTTGTCAAAGTCTGGGTGATGACCGACAGTGGTAAACGCGTTACCGGATACGTCAAAAGCAACGGTGACTGGTATCTGCTGTGCCGGAAGGTTGCGGCGGAGAATCCGGAGGTGATCCGGTGGGAGGATAACGGTGTCTGAAACAGCTGCATGGAGCTATACCAATGTTGCCACTGTCTACCCTCGCGTCTATGACGACTGGAACAACACCTGGACAAACGGCACCCCATACCTGATTGACTGCACCTGGACGGCTAACAATGAGGTTGCGGTAGATGCCAATGGTAAAGAGTTCACCACTAACCTGATTTTCTTCACGGAGCTTAAGCGTAACGGCGTCGATGCGACCATGCCGAAGCGCGACTGGTACATCGCAAGAGGCGACACAACATCTCAGGTCGATCCGCTGAAAGCTGGCGCGAACGTCATCAAAGCGGTGACCGAGTGGGATATGTCACCATTCGGCGAGGAGCCTGACTACAAAATTCTGACATGAGGTGATTTATGTTCTCGCTTGGATTAGCTTGCTTTGCCCTCGGCTTCTCTTGCTGCGCTGCGTTTATTCAAATAATCAGGTGGTGGCATGCCCGTTAAAGGTATCAAGCGTGTTCAGATGAACACCCGCAAGGTGCTGGCAGAAATTGCCGGGTCACGCACAGAAAGAGTGCTGACCGAGGTCATGATTGTAGGATCGTCTCATGCAGCACTACTTACTCCCATTGACACCTCCACGCTCATCAACAGCCAGTACAGAAAGCTTGAACCTATATCTGGAGGGACGCAGGGAAAGGTTGGGTACACGGCTGCATACGCTGCCGCCGTTCATGGCATGTCAGGGAAGCTAAAAGGTCAGCCACGTGAACATTTTGGCAGAACTCGCGCCGGAAAAGAATTCGGTGGTGGAACGGGGAAAGGCAATTATTGGGATCCTGATGCCGAACCGGGGTTCCTGACCAAAGGCTTCGAGCGTGACGGCCTCAACGAGATTAAGGCCATCATCAAGCAAGGATACAAAGTATGACGCGTAGCGAAGTGTATGATGCGCTGAGGGCGTGGATGCAGTCGCATGGCTTTGATGTTGGTTATCGTGTTCAGAAGCGTTTCTGGAACGAGCTGGAGAATACCGAGGGGGAAAGATACCTTGTTATCCAGCAGAACGGCGGTGGCAAGCCTGATGAGGCCATAACGCGCGACTTTTTCCGCATCCTTGTTCTGTCAGGTCAGAACGACAGCGACATCAACGAAGTTGAAGACCGCGCTGATGCAATCCGCCAGGCGATGATCGACGACTACAAGACTGAGTGCATCATCTCGATGCAGCCAATCGGCGGAATCACCGCCATCCAGACCGAAGAAGGTCGTTACCTCTTCGATATTTCCTTTCAAACCATCATTTCCCGATAACACGGAGATTAAGATATGCCATGTGAAGCTGGTGCTTTCACGGGGCGTGATGTCGTCGTTTACTATGCGATTGGCTGCCCCGAATCACAACCCGCCAACGGTGACTATAAACGCCTTGGCATGATGCGCGGGAAGACTGTTTCCGCCGAATGGGATACTGCAGACGCTACCGCTGACATGAGCGCAGCGTACACGCAGGAAAATCTCGTAACCTACAAAAACATTACCTTCTCAGGGGACGGTGTAACGCGAAAAGAGGATGTTTATGCGCAGAACGCGTTAAAACGTCACGTATACAATCCTCCGGCAGAGACCAGCAATCAGCCGTATGTCTGGCTGAAAATCATCTCCCCTAACGATATCACCGAAGGGCCGTTCATGGTGACGTCATGGGGCGATGAAGCGCCGCACGACGATGTCGCCACCTGGTCTATCGAAGCATCCAGTGCGGGACAGGTTGATGTACGCGACGTCGGCGCGGTGATTACCATCACTACGCAGCCGCAGAACCGCACGCTCACGGTGGGCGATGCACTAAACCTGTCTGTGGCGGCAAATGTCTCTGACGGCTCCACTCTGACCTATCAGTGGAAGAAGGGCGGAACTGACATCTCTGGTGCGACGAACGCTACCTACACGAAGGCCAGCGTCGTTACGGGTGATGCGGGTTCTTACTCCTGTCAGGTTACATCCTCAACCGCCGGCTCGGTAACCTCCAGCCCAGCTACTGTAACCGTGAACGCAGCCTAAACCCATGGGAGGCTTGACCTCCCTCTTATTGAGAGTTTCCATGAAAGCAATCACCGATATCGGCCAGGCTGTCATTCGCGCCAGCGGCAAAGAGATATTCCTCAACCCTTCATTCCTGGCTATGTCCCGAATCGGCACGCCTGAGCAAATCGTTGATGCTTTCGTGAAAGTTCATGCAGGCCATTACCCAAAGCACAGAATTGCTGACATCCAGACTCTCAAGGCGGCCAATGCCCGCTGCTTTGCTGAAATGGCCGCAGCTGCAGCTAGTGTGGTCAGGCATTGCTCTGAAGGCGACGTTGCCGAAGTCATTGGCTCTTACTCAGTGACTACGGCGGGGCGTCTCGTGTTTAAGCCTGGCTCGTTGCCAGTTGAAGACGTCATCCAGCTGGCGCGTCACCTGATTTTGCATGGCGTAATGGGTGATCAGCCGCCCGAAGAGTTCGAGAGCAAGAAAGGCGAGTACAGCGATAAATTCGATGCCCGTACATTCGTTTATACCGCAGTTGCCCACCTCGGGATGAGTGAGGCAGACGCCTGGAACATGACGATGACCAGCTTCCGGGCTGCCATGAATGCCAAGTTCCCGCAGAAGGATAAAGGGAAGGTGCCAACCCAGGAGAAATACGACGAAGTTATGGACTGGGCAGAGCAGATGCTGGCGATGGATGCGCAGAGGCATGGTCCGCATTAACAACCTACGAAATGAAACGATAAGCCCTGCGTCCGTGGGGCTTTTTTGCATCCGCAATAAACCCACCGCGCTTCACACGCGCACGTTATAATCCTAGAGCCTACAGAAAGCGAGCCTGAGAGTTAGTTGTACTCTGGGGCGGCTATCTCTGTGTGACAGGCTCACTTTCTATAGGTACACCTCATGCAATGTCCAACCGTAGCAGTAAACGGAATTTCCGTTCGTGTCGATGACGAGGGCCGATACAACCTTAACGATCTCCATGCTGCTGCGGTAGCAAATGGAGAGGCGACAGAGCAGCAGCGCCCAAGTCAGTTTTTACGTAGCGCCCAGATTAAGCGATTTATAAAAGCACTAAAATCCAAAGTGCAAAAAAGCACTCTGGAACAAATTCAACCACTTAAAGTAATTAAAGGTGGTGATGAGCCTGGGGTGTGGGGTATCGAGCTACTTGCTATTCGCTACGCAGCCTGGATTAAGCCAGAATTCGAAATTGAGGTATACGAGGTTTTCAGAACAGTAGTACGCCTCGGCATTAATGCAATGTCCCGCCTGAACAAAATTGACCACATCATTAATAACGAATCCAAAGCGATTAGCCAGTGCGCCAGCCAGATGGCCCGGTGGGGAGTTGGCGGACGCAAAAAGCTACTCCATGGAGCGCGTGATCGCATTGCTGATGAGGTGCAGATGTATTTGCCTGGCATTATGTAGGCAGCGATAACCCGCTTAACTGCGGGTTTTATTTGATCATAAAATCCACGCTGTTAAGATGTTTCCGATTGCAATCAAAGGAAACATAAAATGAAAAAAGTAGTTGCTTTAGCTCTCGGGGCTTTAATGCTGTCTGGCTGTACTGTTCGTGTTGCTGATATGACTGTAGGCAGTACCAAAAACTATAACCTGAACGCAGCTAAGTTTGAAAAAGGTCAGCGCGTAACTGGTGAAGACAAAGCTCCGATTGTCATTTTCCCTCTGGGCATTCCTAGCGTCAAAACAGCAATGGATCGCGCCATCGAAAAAGATAAGTGCTCTGTAGGTTTGAGCGATGTTGTTATCTATCAGCTTAACCATGCGTTCCTGTTCGGCACGTATGGTTTCCGTGTTGAAGGTACTCAAATCATCGATAAATCTCAGCTTGGTTGCGAAAACCGCTAATCTGCTGGGTATACTGACAAGCCACCTCCGGGTGGCTTTTCTTTTTCGAGCGGGAGATCCCTGCTAGGATTCCCTCATCTTTTACCAAAGGGGATAGGGATATGAAGAGGCTGGTCTTATTATTTGCAGCTGTTGCTTTTAATGTTAGCGCTGCTACAACATATACAAAAGAAGAACTGAACAACATGGACGCGGCTGGACAGTATCCAGCGCAGGGGTCGCCTGTAACAAAAAGCGTAGAAAACGTTTCGTTCGATGAATGCAAAAGCAGCGCTCGCGACATTATGAATCAGATTGCTGGAAATTACCCCGCGAAAGAGGTAGTAGATACAGGGGTCTTATACATCGTAAAAATCTGGACGAATGATGGCGTGATTATGGTCTCTTGCTCAGGGCCAGATAATAAAAAGGTCGTTACGCAATCTGATTATGAGTAATGGAGTGATAGACTTATGAAAAGCATGGCTTTAATTGTTGCGGGTGCACTTCTTTTAGCCGGATGCGCTCAAGAGCGGCCTTTGACATCTTATGATGATACAGGGCTATGTATCTTAAAGGGGCAGGCAATGGGTTATGGCAATACCGATATTACACCCAAGATTCAAGCTGAATTTGCCCGGCGAGGCGAGTTGAGCATTTCCAAAGCTGACTGCGATACTTATATCCAGACAGGAAAGCAAAGTGCACAAGTTGATATGCAAACTACGCGAGACATCATAGATCGCTCTCAGCGGTCACAGGTTATAAACGCCATACAAGGTTACTAACTAAAACCAATTCTACAAACCTCGCTCCGGCGGGGTTTTTTATTGCCCGGAGAAAAGAGAATGGCACAGAACGTCGGTGATATTGAGTATGTGATTAAGGCTGATACCGCTCAACTGTTGCTTGCTGACAAGCAGGTGGTTAATGTCACCAACAGCATGGAGTCAGGATTCAAAAAGGCCGATAAATCTGCTGATGCCCTTAATACGGGGTTAACAAAACTTGCATCGACACTCAAGCTGGTTATTGCTGCTGGCACTCTCCGGGAAATGGCGAGGATGGTGCAGAGTTATCAGGAAATGTCAGAGCGGGTACAAATGGCTACCTCCAGCCAGGAAGAGTTTCAGAGTGTACAGAAACGACTTCTCAATACCGCTAACGACACCTATCGTTCACTATCTGAAGCTCAGGAACTGTATATCACAACTGCTGATAGCCTCCGCAGTATGGGATATTCAACCCAACAGGCGCTTGATGTTCAGGACTCAATGTCTTTTGCATTTGTTAAGAACGCAACAAGTGCAGATCGGGCTAATAATGCTATTAGTGCGTTTTCTAAATCCATCAACAAGGGCAAGGTTGAGGCAGATTCGTGGGAAACCATAATCGCCGCCATCCCGTCCGTTATTGGTGATATTGCTACCGCCAGTGGTAAAACTACGGCGGAAATCAGGGCACTTGGATCTGCTGGCAAGCTGACGGCATCGCAACTTACGGAAGGGTTGAAGGCATCGCTTGATTCCAATGCGTCAGCTGCTAAAGGCATGTCCAACAACCTGACGGACGCAGGCGTAAGGATTAAGACGGCCATTACTGAAATACTGGTATCGTTTGAGGGGCAAACCAGCGCCATCCAGACGTTCACCAACGGTCTGATTAGTGCCGCTGACGCCATCCTTGAGTTTGGGCGCGACTCAGAAAGCATGGCTGGCCTAATTGACACCGCCACCATTGCTGCCAAGGCGTTTGCTCTGGTAATGGCTGGCCGGTATGCGGGAGCGTTAAACACAACTATTGCGAGCAAAGTTCAATCAGTATCCGCAACGCGGCAGATGGTTACAGCAGAAAGCCAGGCTGCGCAGGCGGCCTTGATTGCAGCGAATGCAACAAGAAGAAAGGCGGTGGCTGACAAAGAGGCCGCTCTTTCTGCCGTCGCGCTGGCGCAGGCTGAATATAATGTGGCAAAAGGCAGCAATGCCGAAATGACGGCTCTTACTGCTTTAACGGCAGAAAAATCAAGAGCGCGTGCAGCCTCTCTGGCTCTGGCTCAGGCCGAATCAGCGCAGGCAGCAGCTACAGCAAAAGCAGCGTCTGCTGCAAGAGCGGCATCCGTAGGTATGGGGTTGCTTCGTGGGGCGATGTCTCTTCTTGGTGGCCCTGCTGGCATTATAATGATTGCCGCCTCAGCGCTGATTTATTGGTGGCAGAGCGCCAAGCAAGCCAAAGAAGAGGCGATCACTTACGCAGATTCTCTTGATGGCGTTATAGCCAAAATGAAAGAGATGAACCAGACGCAACTCACAGGTACTCTTGCTGATATAGCGAAATCCATTGAGGCGCAAAAGGACCACATCGATGACCTGAACGGTTCTGTACGTGATGCTCAGGCTGAATATGACAAATACAATGGCCTGGCAAAACAATACGGTGTGGAACAGGATAAAAACAACGGTTATGTAAAAAAGGCCAACGAATGGCTGCAAACATTAAACCAAAGAAAAAGGGATGTCAGCGATGCCACTGATAAACTAAACCGAACCACCGAACAGCAGTCACTTATTCAGGAGCAGTTAAATCAAAAGGCGAGAGAGTCCGAAGAGGCATTCAACATTCTTGCTAATAACTTGCGCAACAAAATACCCGGAGCGAGTGAAGCTGCTATATCTGCGATGGCATCTACTATTCAGGTGCTGGACACGCTCAACAAAAAAGCTGCAAGCGTTGGGAAAGATCAGCCATCGGAACCTGAAGATTCACCGGAAGCCAAAAAGTTAATCCAGAACGCTGAACGCCGCCTTGCGCTCTCAAAGTTGGAAGGTGAGGCGAGGGCGAGATTACAGGCTCAATATGATGCAGAGGATGCCGGAATCGCCAAGGGCGATAAGCTCGTTGGGGTGCTGCAAGATGTGTATGCTGAAACAGAGCGTGTTACCGCTGCAAGGAAGGACGCCAATAAGGAAACAAAATCATCTGATGAAGCCGCCCAATCCCTTGCCCGCCAGCAAGCCGCACTTGATCGCCTGAACACTGGGTACGCTGATGGTTCTTTAGAACTGGCTCAATATGATGCTGTAGTAGCTTTAGGAAACAAAGCGACAGATGAGCAAATAGCTAAGGCGAAGGCACAGGCCAAAGCCATATGGCAAGTAACCACCGCCATTAAGAATCGCGCTCAGGCTGAACAGGCTAAGCGTTTCACAGATCAGGAGATCGCTACTAACAAAACCACGCCAGACGCTGTAACAGGCGCGGTGCAAGACCCTGTATCCCAGATAAACCTTCAGGAGCAGCAGAAACTGGCGGCGTTGGCTCAGTATCAACAAATGGGCGTCTTAAGTGTTCAGCAATATGAAGATGCAAAAACAGCCATCCAGGAGCAGGCCTCGAATGCCAGGAAGAAAATTGCACAGGAAGAAGCTGACAGCCAGATAGCATCTACCATTTCTATAATGAACGCAGCATCATCTGGCTTCGATAGCTTGGCCGGAATAATCAGCAATACTGCTGGGAAGGCTAATAGTGCTTATGTCGCAATGTTTGCTGCTGCCAAATCATTTGCGATTGCTGCCGCAACACTGGATTTTAACGGTGCTTTGCTCAAGGCGCTGAATGCTCCTGATTCATTAACTACTGCACAGCGTTTTGCTAACTATGCAGCCGTTGCCTCTGCTGGAGCATCTGTTCTTTCAAATATTGCTAGCGTCAGCATGAGCGGCGGTCGCCGCTACGGCGGTACGGTATCAGCCGGCAACGCCTATCGCATCAACGAAGATGGGCGCTCTGAAATCTTCCAGACCGCAGGTGGGCAGCAGGCATTCATCCCGAACCAGTCAGGGAAGATTATTCCTGCTGATAAGGCCGGAGGTGGTGGGTCGTTTAATCCTGTAATGAACCTGACGATAAATACTACGGGAGGAATTGGTGATGATGATATCGCAAGACTGCGAAAGGCATGGAGCAACGACATGCTGAAAATGATGGTGGACCAAAGTACGAGACCGGGCGGGCTATTACAGGGCAGGAAAAAATAAGCGGCTAAAAGCCGCTTTATTATTCAACCCTGACCACATCCTGTTTTGACTATATCTTCAATGATGTCGTTGACAGTCTCAGCTGCCGCTCGAAGTTCTTCCTTTGATGTTGAGTCGCTTTCAAGTTCATCAAAATTCATTGAGCGAGTTCCCGCAAGCCTCATAAGAGCTTGCTTTTGATCTTCGTTGAGCGTTGCGATTACGTAGCTGAGTACTGTTTTTACAGCCAGTCCATTTAGTAATTCATGAGAAGGTGCAGCCATATTTTAACCTCTTATTTTGATGGGTAAATAAGCGTAATTGTAACATGCAAAACTGTGCGAAATTAAATCTATAAGGCCTAAATATGCCAGAAACATTCACATGGACACCGCAGAAAGCCTACTCGGTAGAGCGAACCCCAAATGTCGCCGTCGTTAAACTCGGTGACGGCTACGAGCAGCGGCAGGTGAAGGGTATCAATCCACTGATGGATAAATACTCGCTCACCTTTCGCGGCGTCAGCGGAGCGTGCCGCAGTAACCCTGCGAAGGATGCTGAGGCATTCCTCAAGGCCAGGGGGGCGGTTGAATCGTTCTACTGGACGCCATCAGATACCGGAGCCAGAAAGCTGTTTGTCTGCCGCTCATGGAGCATGACAAAGACGGGGCCGCTGTTTGAACTGACGGCCACTTTTGAACAAGTACCACGATAAGCCGAAAGGCGGGAGACAGTTATGACTTTAGAACAACGTGTTGAAGAGTTAGAGGCTATGGTTGATTCAATGAAAGCACAGATGGAAGAAGTTATTAGCGCTCACACCTGTGCTTATAATCAAATCACTGCGAAATTAGATCAAATTGCCGTAATTCAAGCTGAACGCAAGGCTTGAATAGCAAGTTTTTCAATCTCACCGATGGTTTTATTCTTTATCTCATCTGGCGCTATATCTAGGTTTACCGAATGAAATTGGTCATTAGGGCCAATCAAATTAGCTTTTAATTTAAATGTATTTCCAGCGACCGCAAAAGAAATAAAGTCAATAGCGTTTAATTTCAATTCTGACATTATTTTTCCTTTATCAGAGGTAATCAGCCATCCCCCTTCGATGGTTACGTCAGTGTCCCACCACTGACGGGCTGAGCTTACACGTTAACCAGGGTTATCAGTAAGCAACATCCTGATATTCAAACAGTAGCCACCACTTGGTGGCTTTTTTTATGGGAGTTTGCCGTGCGCGACATACCAGCCAGTATGATTATTGATAGCGTCGACGCCGGAGTAGGCGCGTTTATCGACCTGTTCGAAGCCGACCTGCAACCCTTTGGCGGAGACCTTATCCGGTTCCATTCCGGCACCAATGGATATTACGGAAATGTGATCTGGAAGGGGAATCAGTATCAGGCATACCCGATAGCAGTCGAAGGGTTCGAGTCAAAGAACGAAGGCACATATGCCCGGCCAACAATGGTGGTGGCGAACGTCACGGGTTTACTGACGGGCATAAACCATGACTTCGACGACATGCTTGGGGTGGTGATCACCCGCCGTCAGGTTCCGGTGAAATACCTGGACGCGGTGAACTTCCCCAATGGCAACCCTGACGCAGATCCGACGCAGGAAGCGGTTTCCCGCTACGTTGTTGAGGAGATGACGGAAGAGACGTTCGAGCAGGTGACCTACACGCTGGCGACACCGATTGACTGCGACAACGCTATCATCCCGGCGCGAACCATCCTTGCCGACGTCTGCCAGTGGCTGTATCGCGGCGTCGGGTGCGGATATGACGGGCCGCCGGTTGCAGATGAGCGCGACAATCCAACCACTGACCCGGCGAAAGATAAGTGCTCTCACCGCCGTAGCGGCTGCCGCTTCCGTTATCCACGACCGGAACCAATGCCAATCAGCAGCTTCCCCGGCTCTCAGAAGGTTTCATGATGCAGGAATTACTCGATTATGCGGCATCGTCGCAGGATGAGGTGTGCGGCTTAATCCTGGATGGCGGGCAGTTGTTCCGCTGTCGGAATGTTCACCCGGAGCCTGGAAAGCACTTCCGAATCAGTGATGATGAGTGGCTGGCGGCCGAGGAGGCTGGAGAGGTGACTGCGGTATTCCACTCTCACCCAATGAACAGCCCGGTTCTGTCCGGCGCCGACCGTAAATGCCAGGTTGCATCGGGCCTTCCATGGGTGCTGGCCTGTAACGGGAAAATCAGAACGTTCAGGCCGGTGGATTACTTTTTGGGGAGGCGGTTCGAACACGGAGTAACTGATTGTTACACGCTATTCCGTGATGCGTATCACCTGTGTGGCATTGACCTCCCTGACTTCGAAAGGACGAATGGCTGGTGGCTGAGAGGGGAGAACCTTTATCTGAACAACATGTCGCGCAATGGCTTCAATCAGGTATCGCCGGGAGAAGCGCTGCCAGGTGACGTAATAATCAGGCAACCATTCCCCGGAGCTGACCCTTGCCACGCAATGATTCTGCTCGATGACAATATGGTTCTTCACCACGATTGCTCAGGGCATTTAAGCCGGAGAGAGCAAATGCGCCCGGCATACGTTAAGCAGATGCATTCCATATGGAGACATGAACAGTGCTCATCTTTAAATTTGCAGGGCATTTACGCCGACATTTCCGCAAAGTCGAGCTGAGCGTTGATACCCCTGCCCAGGGCATTCGTCTTTTGCTTGCTCAGAATCATGAGTTCAAAAAAGCATTCCTGAACGCCAGAGTAAGAATGCGAGTGGCGGGTGAGGATGTTGAAACGTCTTCGGTGCAGTGGCACATGGATCGGCGCCTGAAGGATGGCTCTGTAGTGCTGTTTGTCCCGGTGATTGAGGGGGCGGGACTTGAGACCAGTACGATAGTTCTCATTGCCTCACTGGTGCTGTCTGCCGCCTCGGTTGCTTACTCCATCTACATGTCCCGGAACATGAAAAGCAAAACTTCAGCGGAAGCGGCCGAAACAAACACCCTCACGAATAACTCGTTTACCAGTGCAGAAAACAGGGTCGGACAGGGGCATCCTGTCCCCATACTCCTCGGCGAGATGGAGGTCGGCAGCAACGTAATAAGTCTCGGGATCGACACATCTAATAATTCCGACTGGGAAGAATCAATCAGCTAAGGTGGCGCTATGTCTTCAGGTGGCGGTAAAGCATCAACCCCAAAACTACTCGACGATAACCTCAAATCAAAACAATTCTATCGGGTACTGGATCTGATATCTGAGGGGCCAATCGCGGGCCCGGTGGATCAGGAGCACCTGTCTTCATTCAAGCTGAATAAGACGCCTATCACTGACTCGAACGGTAATGTCAACGTGAACGGCATTAGTGTTGCCTGGCGACCTGGATCGGAAACTCAGGAGCCAATCAACGGCTTCTCTGCAATCGAAGCGACGACCATTGTTAACACTGAGGTCACTTACGATACCCCGCTGGTTAGAACCGTGACAGATCAGGACGTGACCCGCGTTCGTTTTAACATCGGCGTCACCGGGCTCATGGAGCAGGACTCCAAGGGTAACCAGAAAAACACCTCTGTAACGATGGTTATCGAGACCAGAACTGGCTCGTCGGGCTGGGTCATGGAGAAGACGGTGACGATTACAGGGAAAATCTCTGGCGAGTACCTTGAGGCGCACGTCATTGATGCCCCCGACACCAAACCGTTTGATATCCGCGTTCGCCGCATTACGCCTGACAGCAGCAGCGATTTGCTGTCAAACGGGACTGTTTGGAACAGCTACAGCGAGATCACCGACGACAACCTTAGCTATCCGTTCTCTGCTGTTGCCGGCTCAGTCATCGACCGTGACCAGTACACCGACACGCCGAGCCGCACATATCATCTTCGCGGGCTGATCGTTGACGTACCGGATAACTACGAGCCAATTGCCAGAACTTACTCCGGGCTGTGGACGGGGGGCTTCAAAAAGGCATGGACTAACAACCCGGCGTGGCTGTTCCGTGAGCTGGCGAAAAACACCCGATTTGGCCTGGCGAAACGCGCCGGATACATCGATGTTGACGATGGCGCACTCTACATTCTGTCGCAATATTGCGATCAGCTTGTAGATGATGGGTATGGCGGCAAAGAGCCACGCATGACGCTCAACGCCTACATCACAGAGCAGGCGAGTGCGCGAGACATTCTCGACAAGATAGCGAGCATGTTCCGTGGCATTTCGCTGTGGGACGGCCTGCGCCTGTCCGTAATGCTGGACGCTCCACAGGATCCGATTGCGACAATCACGAACGCCAACGTTGTGAATGGCGAGTTCAAACGAAGCTCTGTAAAGCGTTCAGAGAAATACAATGCGGTTGTAGTGTCCTGGACTGACCCCGACAACGGATGGGAGCAGGTGAAAGAGTACGTTTCTGACGATGAGATGATAGCCAAAGGGAACTACAACGAAACCACTCTGGAGGCGTTTGGCTGCACCTCTCGCGGACAGGCATGGCGGGCAGGTAAATGGCTGCTGGAAACAGCAAAGCGTGAAAGCAGCAGACTGTCTTTCCAGATGGCACGCGATGCTATCCACTTCACGCCGGGTGATATCGTTGAGGTCATGGATAATGACTACGCAGGAACTCGCCTCGGGGGGAGAATTGTTTCTCATTCCGGGAGGGTGATAACGGTTGACGTTGTTGATTCCTCGGTAGTAACGGACGGCTCCACTATGTCGATTATGGGGAGGGACGGAAAGTTCTCTCGCTATGAGATTGATGGCGTTAACGGAAACAACGTCACACTCAAAAACGAACCTGAATGGGTGAGGGTGGGAACTGTATTTGCCATTTCAACCGCAAGCGTTGCGATTCGCCTTTTCCGGATACTGAGCGTTGCCGAAACGGAAAACAACTCCGTATACAGCATAACGGCCTCATTGCACGACCCCAACAAACAGGCCATCGTTGACGAGGGTGCAGTGTTTGAAGTTCCCAGCGATACGCTGAACGGCTACCGCGTGCCTAACGTGGAAAACCTGCGAATCCTGAACACAAACACCGAGACCGTCCAGGTTACAGCAACGTGGGAGACGGCAACCACTACTAAAAAGCTGGTGTTTGAGCTGTACATCTACAGTGCTGATGGGAAGCTGGTATCTCAGTACGAAACTGACCAGTTCCGGTATGAGTTTTACGGCCTTGCTGCCGGTAGCTACACGCTCGGCGTTCGTGGGCGCAATGAAAACGGGATGAAAGGCGCCGAAACTCAGGTGAGTCTTATTATAGGCGCGCCAAAGGCTCCTAACTCCGTTCAGTGGATACCAGGACCATTACAGGCCACTCTGGTGCCAGTTATGTCTGTAACGGCAACATCAGATACCTCTTTTGAGTTCTGGTACGCTGGCGAGACGCCAATCCCATTAACCGATGATATTGAGAACAAAACTCAATTCCTCGGAAGGGGGAACCAGTGGACCATTCAAAAGCTCAAGTTTGACCACGTCTATTACGTTTATGTCCGGACACGCAACGCGTTCGGGGTTTCTGATTTTGTTGAGGCTTCAGGAAAGCCAACGGATGACTTTAGCGATATCACCGATGCAATCCTGGAGGAAATTAAAGAGAGCGATACCTTTAAAGACCTCATCGAGAGCGCCGTCGAGAGCAGTGAAAAGTTCGCAGAACTGGCTGATGCCATCAAAGATAACGCGGATGGTCTCGCGGCGGTGGTTGGCTCTAACAAGCAGACCGCAGAGGCAATCATCAGTAACGCACTTGCCATTGCTGATGTTGTTGTTCGTCAGACCGCCCAGCAGGACGCCAACTCTGCCACGTTCGAGCAACTTCGGGAGGTGATCGCTACTGAGACGGAGGCACGCGTAACGGATGTTACCCGTCTTGAGGCAAAAACTGCGCAGAACGAGGCGGGAGTTACCGAGGTAAGGCAGGCTCTGTCAGATGAAGCTCAGGCAAGGGCTACTGCTGTTGATCAGCTCACTGCGAGTACTCAGGTCATTTCTGATAAAGCTGATTCGGCTTCGAGTAAAGCTGACGCTGCATCAGGTAAGGCAGATGCGGCCGAACAAGTCAGCTCGCAAAATACTGCTGATATCACCACGTTGCGACAGGTTGTCACCGACACGACTTCATCAATGGCATCCCGTCTGGAGGAACTGGGAGCAAGGACAGATACTGCCAGCGGCGGTATTCAGAGTAACTCCATCGCGCTAATAACGAGTACGCTTGCGCAGGTTAATCAGCGGATGACACTCAGCGCGCAGTACGGTGACAGTAAGGCCAGCATCGATCGTATTGATAATGTTATGGCAAGCGACAGGGAGGCAACAGCGCGTTCGCTGCTGAGTTTGCAGACTGACGTGAACGGCAACAAGGCAGCAATTAACAGCCTGAACCAGACGTTTTCCAATTATCAGCAGGCCACGGCCACGCAGATAAACGGCATCACGGCGACCATCAACGGGCACACTTCAGCGATCAGCACTAACGCTCAGGCGATAGCAAACGTTAGTGGTGACCTGAAGGCGATGTACAGCATCAAGGTTGCCGTGGACGCGAATGGAAAGCAGTATGCCGCCGGAATGGGGATAGGTGTAGAAAACACTCCATCGGGCATGCAGTCGCAGGTGCTGTTCCTGGCGGATCGCTTCGCCGTCATGGCGCAGGCGGGGGGAGCGGTTACACTGCCGTTCGTTATCCAGAACGGGCAGGTGTTTATCCGGGAAACCTTCATTCAGGACGGCACCATCGGCAACGCCAAGATTGGCAACTACATCCAGTCCAATAACTATGTCGCTGGCTCAGTCGGATGGAGGCTGGATAAGGGAGGTACGTTTGAGAACTACGGTTCGACAGCTGGTGAGGGAGCCATGAAGCAGACTAATCAAACGATCAGTGTCAAGGATGCCAACAATGTGTTGAGGGTGCAGATCGGGAGAATCACGGGAACATGGTAACGGGAGGCCTCTTACGGGGCCTCTTTTTTTCAGGAGAACTGGATGGCGGAATATGGTGTTCAGACATGGGACGCATCAGGCAAGGTAAACAACTATGGCGTTAAGCCTGTCAGCGTTTGTGGCTATCTCCAGCTGGCCCAGAACCAGAAAACAGGCTCTTACACCGTAGCGCTTCCACCGGGTTGCAGGCTGACCTATTTTCAGAGCATGAACGGCGATCAGTTTGGTACGAGTCGGAGGAAGATCACCATTTCAGGGGGAACCGCAACAGTGTCAGCAGCAGGCGATACCGACTACTCAGCAGGGACTGAGCCTGCGGCAGCGGCTTATCTCATTTTCCAGATCGAGAGGGCATAAATGGCGGAGTATGGCGTTTTACT